CCATTCTAAATAAGAATATTAGGTCTGGACGGGATAAAACGGGATAATTTAGACATAAAAAAAACCTCCTAAGTGTGCATCATTGATAGGCATAGGAGGTGTATTAGAATGACCTGCTAACTGTTCTTATGGTAAGTATGCAGGTACTATTTTTTCTTAAATCTCTTTACAATAAACTTGGATGCCAAGGTTGCAAGAGCTTTGAGAAATTTATTCTCAGATACTACTTCTACTTTAGTGCCTTGATCATCCTTTGTGATGTGCACATCTACCTTGTTGCCGTCATACTTGAGGTCATGGTTGGTGCCGTCTTTGTGGTACTCAATCTCTGCCTTGTTGGTCTCAATGATGAGGTCCACTTTCTTAGGTCTGCCTACTTTCTTTGCCATATTAAAATTCATTTATTAAAACCATTGATACTTTTGCTTGGTCTTTTGCCATCTTGACCATACGTTCATAGTCTGGGTTGTTGTTAAGGACCAAACATCCCTCTGACCACCCACCAATCTTAGTTGCTACTTGTTGTGATCCCTTGTTGTAGGTTGCTCCATGAATATTCATGAATATAATGTCACTCTTTATCTCTGTAGTGGGGTTAGTCTTACCATCAACTGTATAGTCTCTTCTATATGGTACACCTTTAACCTGTCTAAGTGCCTCCATTTTGCCTCTATGCAAGCCATAGGCATACGAATCATAGTTCCATTGGTCTGCTTCCATTACAGCAGTACCTTTGTTGCCCTTGTTGGTGGTGCAAGAGGTCACAAACTGGAAGGAAGAGCCCTTAAAAATGTAAACTTTGTCATCAAACTGGTCATTGGCATCCTCATTTGACCGCACAAACAACAGCCACATATCATCTGGAGTCCAAAAATAAGATGTTAAGCCCTGGACTCTATCCAGTAGTTGCTTGTCAGTGTAGTTCTTTACGTTAGTCATTGGTTTCAACTGTTAATTGTGATAGTGTAGCCGCCACAGTACCCACTGTAATGGCATAGGATGCCACTGTTACTACTGCAACAGGCAAAGTTATAGGTGCGGCAATAATAACACCTGCAATAGCTCCTATTGTGATTGCTACTTTCTGTACTTTCTTCCAGAACTTGGGGGTCTTTGCGGACCATCTTTGTTTTATGCTCATCTTGTTAACTGTACTTCGATTAGTTTCTTCACTGACTGAGTTAGCTCACTGATTTGCTCTGCCAGGTGCTTGATCTCCAGCTGAGTCATTTTCTCAATGGCTTCATACTTGAACCTGGACTCATTGTCAACCAGTTCAATCTTACCTTTGAGCCTTCCTTGAGTCTCAATTATTTTCTTTTGTTCATCTACTACAGTTTTAAGGTCACTGTGCAATGCTTTTAGGAAGTATCCTATTGCTGACATTAGTACTGTGATCACTGTGAATGCTATCTCATTAAAAGCCATTACAATATCAGTATTGAGTTGTTATATCCGTTCTCTCTCATCCCCCCACATGGACAGCCACTATGGCACTGCCCTACACAATTACAATCACAAGCATCAATCATAGGTCTAAGGTCAGTATCTCTGTTGGTAGGGTCTGTGAAGCCAGGATACAATGCTTTGTTAGCAATCAAGTATCTAATCAACCGTTGTTCAAAGAATGAAGCCTTCTGTGCAAAGTGCTCCATCCCGAATGCAACCTCTGACCTACCCACAGATGTAGAGAAGTCACCCGATTGTTGCTGCAATCCTTTGTTCTTAAGCTGGTAAGTCAAGCCAAAGACAGCATCCTCTGCTGACCTCCAAGCAATGACTGGCTGTATGAACAGAACAAGGTCCTCTTCATCTACAGTCAAGGTCTGAGCGTTGTATGCTGCCAACAGATAGTTGTAGTAGGTTGTTCCTAAGATAGGCATCACTCTAAGCTGAGCCTGTGTTGCTATGTATGGTGTTACATCAGTCACATCCACATTGGCTGTGATAGGAGTGTTGGTCTTGAGGTAGGTTTCTGTTATAAAGTAGTTCATGGTGCAGGTGTTTCTGTTGGTATTACGTCACCGCCTTCTATAGGAGGCAAGGATGCAAGTGCTCTGACCTCATTAGGTGTCATTGCATTAAGTACTTTAGTGGCTACAAGTGGACTCAATGAGTTGATGGCATCAGCTGTCTTAGATGCATCACCTTCTATCTCAACAATAGTCTCATTTATTATCTGGAAGTTGTTGAGCATATACTTACCTGGTATCTTAGCCAGTGCCAACAGTTCGTTTACTATCTCTTCAACCTGGTCTCTCAATGGCATCACTACATTCTTCTCAAACACAACGTATGCCTGCTTGATATCAGCCCCACCGCCAAGTGCTCCTGTAGTACGTACTCCCATCAAGATAGGGTCAATGGTGTGTGAGAAACATATCTGCTCAGTATTGAGTGCAGAGGCTTCATGAAACAGCTTATCATTGTTGTTGGTAGGTAATGACTCTATCTTTGGTAGTTGGTCAGCTGAGTTAGCAAAGAAAGCGACAGCTTTGCCCGAGTTGGCGGCTCCTTTCAACCTATCAATGGTATTCTTGATCATGTGTTTTTCCTCTTCTGACTGTGGTCGCTTAGGGAACATCATAGCAAAGGAAGGAAAAATTGAGTTTTGGATGTTACTCTTAGCGAAAAATGACAGTTCACCACTCAAAAATGCAAAATTAAGTGCAGAACTGTACTGTGGCAGCGGATACCACTCTTGACCCAAGGTCATTATCTCATAAACATACAACTGCTCAGGGTCTCTGTTGGTAGGATGTGCCCTCTTGATAGGTACTACATCAATTCGAGCTGACCAGTCATCACACATGAAGTATGTTATCTTATCTCTGGCAACTCTCACCTTCTCAGGTGATACATTCTCTATCCTGTACAGCTCACCTTTCTCATTATAGCATAACTTAAAGTACACTCTATGGTGAACAATCAACTGCTGAGCTATAGCCTTGCTGGTCTTGTTGAGCTTCATCTTTTTTTCAAAGGTGTACAGCTTTAACTTATCCTCATTCGACATCTTAGCAGTCTCAAGAGTGTACCCACCTCCTACTACTGCATTGGTCTTGAAGTCCACAATGGCACCATGTAAAGGTGATGTGTAGTAAAGTTGGTTAAGCAGCTCTGGGAACATATTATCCTGCCCAAATGGTATGTATCCAGCTATCTGGTATCTACCATTGACATAAGGCAATGATAAGTTAGCACTTCCCACATTGCCAAATGGTGTGCTAAAGGATTGATAACCTTCCACTACTTCTGTTGTTGCTTGAGGCTTAGAGCCTACGAATCTACTATACCATGCCATTAGTCATATATTGAATTAATTTGTACACCTGCTACTACCATCCTGCCCTCTTCTATCATGGTCAAGCCAGTAGGGTCTAAGGTAGGCACTGAGCTCTCATACACTCTGTATCTATACTGACCTTTGATAAAGTCAATATCTGTGGGCTCATCAAGTGTGAATAGGTTAAATCTTGAAGGATATGCAGAAGTATCTGTACCTTCCCAATAGATAAGGGTGGCAGTAGTGTTGAACTCATCTTGAAACTCAAACAAATAGTAAGGGTTCGGGATGGTTGTCACCTCTGTTAAGGTCAGTACAAATATGTTGACTGTGTCTTTTTCAAGATATATCATACCTATATTGTACTACGTAATTAAAATAATTAAAAAAGCCCCACCGAGATGAGGCTGTTTATAGATATGATAGGGTTATAGTAAACTAGTCAACACAGCAGAAGTCATTGCATAAGCTAACTGGTCATTTTCCGCTAAAAGAGTGACACTGTACTTAGAACCATCTGCACGAGCTACTCCAGAGCCTTCACCAGATGCAGTCAACTGCAAGTATGGGAAGAACCAAAGGATGCCGTTCTGATCTTCAACTATTGCAGATAAGTACTGTTGTCCAGAGCCTAATACTTTAATTGCATTTGACTTAGCAGCCTCTCTTCTGTGGAACATTAGGTTGATAGTTTGAGTTACAAAACTTGAGCCATTGATTAAGTCAATATTGCTATCCTCTGTATATCCAGATGTATTTCTTCTGAACTCAAACTCAATGAATGGGTCCATTCCAACTACTAAGTCAAGTGTACCGATAGTCCATTGTTGAGCAGGTGTTCCTGTTCCTACAGGATCAACTAACACTAATGAGTCCATGTCTACATTGTCTTGTGAGTTTACGTAAATTCTTTTGATACCACCGCTGTTGTTGTCACAGCTTTTTTCTATGGTAATTAATGCTTCACAGCTCATAATATTGTATTTTTTAAAGGTTATAAAATAGGGAGGCAATTAATACCTCCCTTTATATTTAGATGTAGAATGCGTTATACAAAACTATCTCAGTAGGGTTT